AGCGGTAAGACTGTTGACCTTGGTAGTCACCCAAACCCAACAAAAGCAAATGTCATGTCCATTGCTAAGAATGTGATGTCATGAAATCTTTTAAAGAAATTCGTAAGAATTGTGGTTGTGGTAAGACACCATGTGAGACATATGGTGAAGCAGTCTCTCCTGCCCAACAGGCAGCGATTGCAATCTCCAAGAAAGAGCGTGGTGAGAAACCAAAGAACGAACGCAAACTTACACCTGCTGAGTTAAAGAAAAGAGAAAAGATCGCGAAGGCAATCGAACGGGACAACCCTGATATGCCTATGGATAAGAAGATGGCAATCGCAACTGCTACAGCGAAAAGAGTTGCTGAGAAGAGAGACGCGAGCAAGTCTGCTTCTGGGTATGACATCTACCACAAAGATTTTTCTATGGCGATGAAACATGCGTATGACTTTGCCAAGAAGAAAGGTTTGATTGTCAAAGATTCAGAGATTGATGATAAGGTTGCTTCTGGTCCACGTAAACCATCTACGGGAAAGACCAACAGTTATATTCTCAAAACGAATAACCCCAAACGTAACCTACACGTTCAGGTCTACAACACGGGTCGTTCGTATGAACTGAATATGTACATTCAATAAGGTATAAATAGATGAAGTATTTTAAGAATTTACGAGAGGCAAAAGACCCCAACGAATACGATCAAGAGGGGGAAATGGCGAAGACTCAACTCAAGACTATCGCACGTAATGCACAAGACTTGATGAATATGTTGGGTGACAATGACAATTTGCCTGAGTGGGTTCAGAATAAGATTACAAAAGCGAATGATTATCTGGACAGCGCGACAGATTATCTAAAGTCGAAAGAAGGCGATGAAGAAGTTTAACGAACACAGATCAGAAAATATCGACTGTAAGTGTGAGTCATTGTATGAAGAACTCGATTTACAGGAAGCAGAATATCAGGGTAAGAAGGTTACTCTGAATGATCCTGTTCGTGGGGGTTCTAAAAAGTTTTATGTCTACGTTAAAAACGAGAAAGGTAACGTAGTAAAGGTTTCCTTTGGTGATCCCAATATGGAAATTAAAAGAGACGATCCTGATCGAAGAAAATCTTTCAGGGCAAGACACAATTGCGACAATCCAGGCCCTAAGTGGAAAGCACGTTACTGGTCCTGTTGGCAATGGAGAGCGGGGGCGAAAGTTGATAACTGATGGCTACGGAAAGTAATGGCGTACGGTTAGATCGCATTGAACAAAAATTAGACCGAATGTCTGAAGCAATTGTTCAGCTTGCTCGCGTCGAAGAAAAGATGAACGACTTAGAAGTTCGTCGTGCAGAACAACATGAACGTATGAATCGATTGTCTGAGAAGATAGATAATATCGAAACACACGTTACAACTTTAGTAGAAAAAGTTGCATTTATGCAAAAGTTTTCGTGGGCACTCATCGGTACTGTTGCGACCGTTGTAGGTGCAATATTAACAAATTTTTTATCCTGACCGGAGAAACAAAGAAATGAACTCAATAATGATTAAAAGAATGGCCGAGTTATGGGCAGAAGTTACTGAAAAGAAACTAGATGCCGTAAACCCAAAGGCGCTCAAGAAAAAGTTTGACGATCGAATGGACAAAGACATCGACAATGACGGAGATGTAGATTCTTCAGATGAGTATCTGCACAAGCGTCGTAAGGCGATCGCAAAGAACGAAGCCAAGGACGAAATGGACAAGTGTCCTGACTGCGGTGGGTCTATGGAGAACCACGAACCAGACTGTCCTCGTGCGGAGAAAGCTGATAAGAAAAAGTTGGAAGACGACAAAGATCTTGACGCAGACAACTCTAGGAAGGCATTGAAACACGATTGTGCAACACACGTTACATCTGAACAGTGGGGTTACGGGGAGTGCATATCCGGTCAGCACACACTCGAAGAACAAGAAGATGGCACTGGTGTTGTAACGCACTACGACGTAATGTTCGAACACGGTATCGAGATGGATGTTCCCGTAGAGTCTTTGACAATCATCGCTGAGAAACATCATATGCACGCTCAGAAGAAGCATAAGGTGAAGGAAGCAAAGCAACCTAATCAGTCTGGTGCAAAAGCAGAACCATTTTTGAATAAGTTCAAGGGTAAAGGTTCGCAGGATATGGCAAAGGACAACAACGTTGATGATCCTAAGCACGCGGAAATCACACCTGAAGAAGAAGGTCATGACGACGCATCCAAGGCAGGACGTGTTACCAAACAGGCAAAGTCTCGTGGTAATGACAACCTGACTGTAGGAGACAAGAAACCACCTAAAGGGGGAAAGTAATGGAAATTTTAATCGGAATTGTTATTGCTGCTGGAGTTGGTTGGTATTTTTGGAATAAACGTAAAGATGATGTAGAATCAAATGGCGGCGGTGGTGGACACCATCATGATGGGGGCGATCATAAGTAATGTCAGCTCCAAAAAATGCCATTCCGACTCCTCGTGGTTGGGTTCATGAAACAACGGGCGAACTCTTAAAGTCTCAAGTATTATCTTCAGACTTTATTGAAACGTGGCATGGAACAAGTGAGGTTATGCCAAAATTATCTCGCGACAAAAACTTTCAACCCGCTACTGTTGTAGAAAAAATACAAACTTTACATGAAGCACCAGTAGATGAAGAGTTTGTTCCTGACGAAAAATATCAATATTTTGCTTCAGAAAATAATAATTCAAACGGAGAAAAAGAATAATGGGCGAAGAAATCGAAAAGGCGGGTTACCATCCAGCTGATACAAATGGTGACGGTAAAGTAACTCCCGAAGAACATGCAATGTATATGGAGTTCAAACGTAAAGAACTCGAAGATGCTGACGCAATGCGTGATGCACAACGTAACATGACATGGTTCGCACTATTTGGTTTACTTTTGTATCCGTTTGCAGTTGTAATGGCAGATGGTATTGGTCTAGATCAAGCATCAAAGATTTTGGGTGACATGGCTGCAACATACTTTGTATCAGTTGCTGCAATTGTCGCTGCATTCTTTGGTGGACAGGCATATTCTGCTAAAAAATAACGACAATACTTATTGTTCGATATAACTCCACGTATTGAAACCATTCAACAAATTAATAACACTATAAATACATGTGATTATGACTGAATTTAAAGGATGGTTTCGATGCGTTATTTTTTTATTAGTTTGTTAATTTTATCTTCTGGTGTTTTTGCACAGGATACTACTCCTGATCCCGTAACACCACCTGAAGATGTTATTGTTACTCAATCTACAAGTGATAGTACGATTACTACAAGATCGGATACTAAAACAACTCTTAAATCACCCCCCGCATCTGCAATCACTCCTACAATTAATACGTCAAACTCAGACCTTTGTACATTCGGTGTTGCGGGTGCCGTGCAGACACAGATACTTGGTATCTCTACCGGTACTCAGGTCACAGACGAAAATTGCGAAAGACTCAAGAATGCAAAGACACTCTACGATATGGGAATGAAAGTGGCTGCGGTGAGTGTCATGTGCCAAGACAGACGGGTTTTTGATGCGATGATGAATGCAGGAACACCCTGTCCATATGACGGTATGATCGGTGAGGATGCGAAACAAGCGTGGGCACTTGCAGAGATAAACTCTGCTGAGAACGAAGAAGGAATGACTAATGAGACTAAGACAGCTATTGGTGCTGGTGGGATTGGGGCTTTGCTCCTTGCCCTCTTACTCTGAAGAAGTATTTGGAGTAACACAAAACGCAGCTTCATTTGGTTATCAGTGGGTGATGACTAACGTTTTGCCACAACAGTCGGGACTTATGGTCAATGGTGTATTTTATCGTTATTCTACGGTAAAGGAAACCGACGATGATATGTTAGTTCATATTCAAAACGAAAATGCACGTGGTAGTGGATATATATTTCGTGAAACCGACGATTGGTCTGGATTGCCAGGCAACTCAATTACGAAGAATGTTGCAGTGCCATTAATAGGAATTGATTATTGGGGGCCGGGGTCTATTGAGGTTGAAGGAAAAGGATCGGTAGAGGACGCAGAAGTATTCTACAGTTATCAATATGATCCGTGTTTTGATCCACAGACAAGTCCAGACTGTCCTGGCTACGTCGAACCATATTTGTTGGGACAAGAAGATCCTAATGTTGTAGACCCGCTGGATGATGAGTATGTTCAAAACGAACTGGATCGAAAGGCAAACATGAGAGCGCAAGAGGAAGAGGAAGAACAAAGAGAACGACGTAGAATTGCTCAAAACGCAGAGAAGGAAGACGAACGATTGGAAGACTTACTTGGTATAGAAATTGCATCGACTGAGTATTCTATAGAGCAGTTAGCTTTACATAAAAATTTAATGTCTTTGGCAGGATTTCCATCGACGTATAACTATTCGATTGATGGGGGAGTTTACAACGAAACTGTTGTATTGCAGGATGCATCTTTACCCAAAAATAGAAGAGCATTGAGTGTTGGCTTGGCGCAAGAATTAAAGCACCAAGAATTAGTTAATCTACAGTATGAAAAGAGTAAGTAAACGCAACAGAGGGAGAACAGTAATGTTCAATAAAACTTTTATATTATTTGTTATGTTAACATTTGGATTAAATGCACATGCTAGTACTAGCGTTCCCGTCTCTGGAACCGTGGAGTCGAAGTGTGTGGTAACACAAGATGTCGCTGGCATCTATGGTAACCCCACACCCGGCGTGCTGAGTACTGACCCCGCTGACGGTGGTGTACGCCCAGTAGTGAGATATGATGTGGTTCAAGCGAGTTACTATACCGCGAAAATCACTCATCCGGATACTTTCACTGAAAGTCCCGCATTATCTGACGTTGTATACTGGACAGGATCAGCTTCTGTCGATCAGGTATCAGATGCAGACATGTCTGCTTATGACACCAACAAAGTAGAATACAATAACGTGACGGAGTTCTTCCTGAATGTTGCTGGTTCTACTTGGTTCAAGGTTGAATCCGAAGCTACCTATGGTGTCGGTCGTGCTTTGCCTGGCGGTAACTACCAGACTGCGGTTTTAGCGGAATGTATTGCAAATTAATTTAGGATTATCCAATGCGTTATATTATGATTATGTGGGTGTTCATTTGTCAGTCAGTAATGGCTCATGAATGGACTCCCACATATCCTGTGCCAGAAATGTCACACATAGAAGATGTACTAAAGGTGGAGATGAAATTATTCAATAATCGAGAAAATGTCGAATATTTTGAAATCGGTGTTTTTGATGAGGACTGGAATAAAGTTCCTTTTGCGTTGCAAAATGGACAAGTTATAGTACGTGCTAAGTATCAAGAAAGAAAGTTTATTGATGTCTATATCAGAAACAAAGATATCAAAAGTGCGACATATGTGTGTTCGCAATCAAAACTTCTTCAAGAGGATGAAACAAAACCTTTATTCTTTTCGAGGATTTGTTCCAAAATAAAATGAGTGTGAAGAATGAGAAATTTATTTATTATCGTGATGCTCTTGTGGAGTGTGGGTGCATGGGGACAGTCCAGTTCTGTTAACCTTGCAATACCTTCATCACCACAGAGTTTTCAGTCAGATAGAGTGAGGTCCGGACAGTTTGAGTGTTCTCAAGCGATAGGGTCTTCGACAAACGTTGAATTTGGTGTGGTCGGTTTGTTGAATCAAAACGGTCCTTACGGAAATCAATTCGGTACTTCAAACATTGTGGTTGAACCCGATGGATACAATCAGAATGACTTTGTTCGAGACGTGGGTGTGTATGCGAAAATAACAGTTCCCATTGGTGCTCCAAAGAAAAGACTGGACTGTAATCGATTGTACGAGTTAGAACTACGTGCACGAGAATTAGAAATTAAAAAACTAGAAGCCGAAGTTGCAAATCTACGCAACATGAAATTCGCAAACGACGGTCAATAAAAAAATGTTATACAATAATAAAAAGAGCATTAAAAATGATGGAAGTCGCAGCAGCAATTCAGGTCGCTGGAGTTGCTTTTAAAGGTATAAAATCTGTCTTAGAACAGGGAAGAGAAATTGGCGAAACGGTTGAATATTTTGCTCAGTTTTATGAAGCGAAAGATTCTATATTGGACAAAGGAATACAGAACAAAGAAGCGAGTCGCAATTTTCTAAGAATTTTTAAAGGATCAAGTGTAGAGGCAGAAGCATTAAGAATAACTGAAGCAAAATATAAATTCGCTGCGATGGAAAAAGAGTTGCGAGAACATTTAATATACACTGGTCAATCGAATTTCTATTATGATATGTTGAGAGAACGTAGAAATATTCGTCAAGAAAGAACCAGACAAAATATTATAAAAGCAAGACGAAGAGCCTTCTTGATTGATATAAGTTGTTTGGTTTTTTTGTGTAGTGTTCTTTTTTCTTTGATTGGTTTAATAATTTATTTTTCACCGTAGGAAATAAAAAATGACTGAAGAAGATAATAAGACCGAAATCGAATTCGGCGGAATGACTTTCAAAGGCGGTAAAATGTTTGCATTACTCACTGCCCTTTCAACTCTGGGTGGTGCTTCATGGGGTGCGTTTGAGTTTTACAAAGACTACATGGACATGCGCGAGATTGTTCAGAACATTGATGTTGATGCAATCGATGCTCGTAATGCTGTAATCGAAACAAAACTCGACGAGGCCATCGACTACACACGCGACATTAAAAATTCCCTAAAGGATGACATCACTCGAATAGAACGTGTCTCAGAACGCACTTCAGGACGTGTGAAGGACATTCAGGACGATATTGATGAGAGACTTAGAGAAGTTTCGGATCTCACTCGCGAAACGGAAAAAGACGTGCGAGACACCATGCGGGATCTAGAAGGACGTATGGAAGGCAAAATGGAGAAACTCGACGCAGATCTTCGTGACACATTACAAAAGGCGTTGGACAATCCTCTTGCAGATTAATCTAAATAGGAATAACTAATTTTTATTTGGATAGATGTATGCAGTTATTTGATAAACTAAACGACGAGAACTTTGAGTTGTTTGGAATTCGTAATTATTATAATCCTAGATGTGTCGACGCGGAAGAGTTCTACGAGGATCTTAAACGTTTTAAATACGTAAAGAGATTGATCACTCGTTATCGAGAAAATGGTGATCCACCAGTAAATCTATTGTTAAACCACTTAGTGGTGATTTTCAATGTGTTTGGTATTGAGGGCGGTTTGAAGATGTTGGAGTTCAAGGTGTCGGATACCGAAGACTGGAAAATCATTAAGCCTTTTCTCATCTATCTTAAAGTTATAGATAATACTAAATATACTAGTATTCCAATGGATCAACGTGTAGTTGAAAGGTTAAGGAAAATATAAAATGTCATTAGCAAGCAGAGCCGGTGATTTGTACTACACATTTCGATTTATCAAAATGTTAACCACGCCGTTTAAAGATACTGACGCATTCAAGTTAGGTATTATCGATGAGAACGGTAAACGAATCAAAAGTAAACAAGTGAAATCCACAGAAGAGAAAGATGCGTACACCACTTTTCATCGTCTTGTTTTTAATATCAAGAAAATGTTAGAAAAGGTGCCGGGCGGATCGAGTCGTTTAGCATCTTATGCAGCTGCATTATTCTTATTGCGAGAAAAGTATGAAATTTCAGATCGGTCATTGACAAAAATTTTAAATGCATTGGATGTCGATGTAAAAGATAATGTAACCGAACAATGGTATTTACTTGAAGGGAAAACATTATCTCCAGGCGTATATCGTTTGCGTAAGGATGTATTAGATATTCCCCAATGCAATGATGTTGCCTTTAAAGGCGACTCTGTTCGTGTGAAAGAAAATTGCAAACCAATTGGTGATTTGTTTGGACTTGATGTTTACATGGTCGAACATATAAATACAAGACAGCCCTTGTATGTAGTAATCGGAGATATTCAACGATGAAAACATTTAAACAAATGTGTGATGAGATGATGACCGCAGCTGATGCAGGTATACCTCATGATACTAAAGATGCGGTGTTCGTCAAAAAGAAAAAGAAGAAACCAAAAGTTATGACTCGACACTATATCGAAGTGTCGGGTAAGAGAAAAAGACTAACAAAATGATATCGTTTTTTGACCTAAGAGAAGATGTCACTCCCCAACAACTTTCAGACTTAGAAAAGTTTGGGGATCGTCTATTAAAAAAATACAATATTGACATTGAGTTCACGCGGCACTTTGCGGATCGTATGAATGATAAACGCAACAATCCTTCAATCAAGGTCGCAGAGATTCAACGGTTGTTTAAAAAGATCGCAAAAAACAAAGGTTCGGAAATTAAAAAACACGGTGATGCCGAAGCTGTCCTAAAAGATTTACAGTCTGATTTAAATTTACCCGTAGTTGTAAACTATAAAAACGGGGAGTTTGAAGTTGTCAACAAGACTGTTATGCGTAAAAAAGATTTTAAAACTACAAGTCCTGTAGTGAAATATAAATGATACGTTTTTTGCCAATAATGTTATTGGCTGGTTGCGTTGCACCTAGCGCAAACTTAGAAATACACGAAGATCTGGTGACAGGTCAAGAGTATTATTCAATCGAAGTTGGGGTGTCATATCCTAAAAAGAAATTTATGACACCAGAAGAGTGGCAAGAATACCATGAAGCGCCTGATAGTATGAAGGAAGCGCTTTATAGATCCTACAAGGAGCGTGAAGAAATTGAAAAAAATTGGTCAAATTTTATTAACAACTGTCTCTTCCGTGGGACGTTGGATTGCTAAACCGTTTGTCTGGTTGTGGGTAAAGTATTTTGTCAATGATTGGGAAGTTACTATTTGGTACGACCCCAAGAAAAAAACCTGTTATCATTTTAAAAATATAAGTATAGTACAACCAACACATTTACAAGGCACATTGATAACGGGCGAAGCCTTTGAGTTAAAAACTCAAGAACCTTTTAACTATCAAGTACGGAAGATAAAATAATGTTTGCAATGCTTAAGATGTTACCTTTAATGATTGTCGTTGCGGGTGGAGCGTATATGTACCATACTCAACAGATCGCAATGAAAGATGCTACAATCGCACAACTCGAAACCAACACAGTCACTCTTAAAAACAATCAGGTTCGATTAGAAGTTGCACTTGAACGCGAACAGACTGCGCGAGAACAGGCAGAGAATAATCTACAGAACCAACTCAAAGCAGTGGGTGAACTCACTTCAAGAAATGCTGCGTTGACCGCAGAACGAGATGAGTATCTTGGTATCTTCAAACGTCACGACATGACTCGACTTGCTCGTGTAAAACCCGGCTTAATAGAACCAAGAATCAACAAGGGAACTGCTGATGTGTTCCGTCAAATCGAAGAAGATTCACGGGAGGTTGCAGATGCGGATTCTTAGTGCGTTAATCCTTTTATTGTTTGTTACAGGTTGTTCTAGTATTCCAGGCTTCAAACCGCAACCAATGGTTGCACCTGAACCTATTATCAAAACAGTTACAGAGTACAAGACTCTTGAGATATATCAACCGCCTCTACCCGAAGCAATCAGACTTGAAGATGTAGAATTTTTTGTTATAACAGAAAAGAACTTTGACGAACAAGTCAAGAAATTAGAAAAGATGCAGAGTGGAACCTATGTTCTGTTTGGACTCACTCCACAAGACTACGAGAACATGGCATATAACTTACAAGAGTTACGTAGGTATGTTCGTCAACAGAAGGAAATAATTCTTTACTATAGGCAAGCAACTCAAGGGGACGCGGATACAGATTCCGAAGATTGGTTGGAACGCAATGAAGAAATTGTGGATGACCAGTTGACATCGCCCTAGATATAGTGTATTATATCTAATCCTGTAACGAATAACCTGAGTGCCTTTTTATGCCTGTTAAGATAGACAAATCCCGTGACGCCCTATTACAAGATTATGCCGTCGGGATGCTTAAAGACTTTTACCTAAACGAATATGAATCATCACCCCAAGAAGGATACCGAAGAGCCGCAACGGCGTGGTCTGCTGGCGACGATCTTCTCGCACAGAGACTCTATGAGTACGTCTCTAAGAAATGGTTTATGTTTGCTTCTCCGGTATTGTCGAATGCTCCGAACGGGCATGGTAAAGGCAAGGGTATGCCTATCTCATGTTTCCTTACCTACGTTCCGGACACTCTTGAGGGCCTCATTGATCATACTTCTGAACTGCGTTGGCTTAGTGTTTATGGCGGTGGCGTCGGTGGTCACTGGAGCGATGTACGCACGGTCTCTGACGTTGCTCCAGGCCCTATCCCATTTCTCCATACTGTAGACGCAGACATGATTGCCTACCGACAGGGTAGGACACGTAAGGGTTCGTATGCGGCATACATGGATGTGTCACACCCCGACATCGTAGAATTCTTGAACATGCGTATTCCTACAGGTGACGTTCAACGTAAGGCATTGAACCTTCACAACGCACTCAATATCACAAACGAATTCATGCAGGCGGTGATCGACAACACAGACTTTGATCTACGCGATCCCAAGGACGGTGCAGTCAAGGAGTCTATCAATGCACGTAAGTTGTGGGAACGAATCTTAGAAGTCCGTTTCCGTACTGGTGAACCCTATTTGAACTTCATCGACACTGCGAACGAACACCTACCACAACCCTTGAAAGATCTAGGGTTGCGTATCAACGGGTCTAATTTATGCAATGAGATTCACCTACCAACGAGTGCGGATCGTACTGCGGTTTGTTGCCTTTCGTCTCTAAACTTGGAGTATTATGATGAATGGAAAGATACTACTATTGTCGGGGATCTTATTAGGATGCTTGATAACGTATTGCAGTATTTCATTGACAACGCACCTGATACGGTCGCAAGAGCAAAGTATAGTGCACTCCGTGAACGATCAATTGGTCTTGGAGCAATGGGTTTCCATTCCCTTCTACAAAAACATGGAGTTGCTTGGGAGTCTGATAAAGCGCGAGAGATCAACGATGTTGTGTTCTCTAAAATCAATTCCGACGCAGTTAGAGAAACACAAAGACTGGCCGAAGAACGAGGGGAATATCCAGACGGTGTCGGTTCAGGTCGAAGGAACTCACATCTTCTTGCGATTGCCCCCAATGCATCCAGTGGCGTTATCTTGTCAACGTCTCCGTCAATTGAACCCGCCAAAGCGGTTGCGTACACCCACAGAACCCGAGCAGGTAGCTTCCTCGTAAAGAATCCTTACTTCGAAGAACTACTCAACGAGAAAGGTGAGAACAACGAGTCGGTGTGGACATCAATCATTACCAACAAAGGATCAGTGCAACACCTACCCTTCTTGACTGAGGGTGAGAAGGCAATCTATAAGACTGCACAAGAGTTAGATCAGAATTGGGTGGTACAACATGCCGCAGATCGACAACCCTACATTTGTCAAGGTCAATCGGTAAACCTATTCTTCCCTGCCGGTGCGGAGAAGTCGTATGTGAACAAGGTGCACATCAAGGCATGGAAAGAGGGTCTCAAAGGATTGTACTACCTACGCACAGAGGCAAAGTCTCGTGCAGAGAATGTATCAGAGAAGGTAGAACGGGTTGCACTACAAGACGACAACCGGTCTATAGTTTATTCTAAAAAGAATTGTCCCTTCTGTGCAATGGCAATGGAGGAACTTAAACTTCGTGGTATACCTTTTGACAAGGTTGATCTCGAAGAAATTGGGAAAACTGCTGCAGAAGTGACGGGCAGAAAGGTAAATACAGTACCACAAATTTACATTGAAGGTGAATATGTGGGCGGTTATGACGATCTTATGATGAAGTTAGACGCAGCAAACGCTAACCAATCGGAGGAATGTCGCGCTTGTGAGGGATAAACATGAGAGGAAAAACCCGTTACAAGTCTAATTGGATACTTTTAAAAGACGAAAGATCAATTTCTTTTAGAAATTTCGTTACTGGAAAAGGAATGTATCAAAGGGGTTATCTCGAAAAGATAATCGCATTTCTAAAAAGTGATAATGTGAAACATCGAAGAACCGCGATTGATGTAGGAGCTTCATATGGATTCGTCACCGATCGACTCAGTAGTATTTTTGATGAGGTGAAGTGTTTTGAAATCGTAGATCCTATTAGAGAGTGTCTAAAATCAAATGTAATAAATCGCGATTTGAACAATGTAGAAATTTTTGATTGTGGATTGTCTGATACAGAAAAAACAGTGGATGTTTACTTCAACCCTAGATTTACTGGACATTCGTCAGTACACAGGAATCCTGATATTAATCGTGATGATAATACTCTTTCTTGCAAAGTTAAAACATTAGACTCTTTTGCATTTGAGAATGTAGATTTTATAAAAATGGATGTTGAAGGTGAAGAATTAAATGTTCTGCGTGGTGCAATCAATACGATTCAAACACACAGACCTATTATTTCTACTGAACATAATCATGAATCTCCAGAAGCTATAAAACGATCATATGAAATTGTTATTTTATTTGAAAGTTTGGATTATGAGTTTGTTCGTTCTATTGCTGGAGATTTGATCTGGTTCCCAAAGGAGAAGTCATATGTACTCTGAAAAAGTAATTGATCACTATGAAAACCCTCGCAATGTTGGAAAGTTTGACAAAGAAGACGATGATATTGGTACTGGAATGGTCGGTGCACCCGCCTGTGGTGATGTAATGCAGTTGCAAATAAAGGTAGAAGATGGTATAATACAAGATGCCAGATTCAAAACGTATGGGTGTGGAAGTGCTATTGCATCTTCTTCACTTCTTACAGAATGGGTAAAAGGTAAGAGTCTCGATGACGCGGCGAGTATTAAAAATACAGAAATCGCACAAGAACTCTCTTTACCACCAGTGAAGATACACTGTAGTGTCCTTGCAGAAGACGCAATAAAAGCTGCTGTCGAAAATTATCGAAACAAAAAGGAAACGTAATGTCATTACTAGATTTTAGTCAAACATATAAACCATTTCAGTACCCTTGGGCAGTTGAACTGTCTAAGAAACACGAAGAGGTGCACTGGATCGAAGATGAAGCGGAGTTGAGCGAAGATGTCCAAGACTGGAAAACCAAACTCACCGAAGACGAAAAAGAATTCATCACCCAAGTATTGCGACTGTTCACACAGTCTGACGTTCAGGTTGGGGAGAACTACCACGAGTTACTCATCCCTAAATTCAAAAACAATGAAGTGCGAAATATGCTCTCTTCCTTTGCGGGTCGAGAAGCCGTCCACCAAAGAGCATACGCATTGCTCAACGACACGCTTGGTCTTCCCGACGAAGAGTACCACAAGTTCCTCGAATATAAAGAGATGGCGGACAAAGTAGATTTCATGAAAGAAGGCGACACTTCGTCCCATACAGGTCTGGCCCTTGCGCTGGCACAGTCTGTATTCAACGAGGGCATGTCTTTGTTCAGTTCCTTTGTCATGTTACTCAATTTTCAACGGTTCGGTAAGATGAAGGGTATGGGTACTATTGTCGAGTGGTCTATCCGTGATGAAACTCTACACGTACAAGGTAATGCAAAGTTGTTCCGTACATTCTGTGAGGAACACCCTCGTATTGTCAATGATGAACTCAAGTCGAAGATATATACTATGGCGCGGAATGCCGTAGACCTTGAAGACAAGTTTATCAATCTTGCATTCAAGGGTAACGAGGTTCAGGGTTTGACAAAAGAGGAAGTGCGTCGATACATTCGACACATTGCGGATCGTCGTCTTTTGCAACTTGGACTTAAAACTAAGTTTAGACAAAAAGACAATCCACTCCCATGGCTTGATTGGGTGTTGAACGGTGCATCTCATGATAACTTCTTTGAGAAGCGAGTCACCGAATATTCCGTAGTCGGCATGGAAGGCGAATGGGGGTGGGAAGAGGTAGCATGAAATGGAATATGAATACACCTTGGTTTGCACAGTATGTGACAGTCACGTAACACTTATAGTAGAAGACAATGAAGAAAAACCCACACACTGTCCAATGTGTGGGTCTCCCACTACGGATGAGTGGGAAGACTAATGTGGAAATACTGCGGTGCACCCTTCGAGCCCGACGAAGAATACTTAGAACAATTCGTCGGGTTTGTTTATCTTATCACAGAACTTGATACCGGTAAAATGTATGTCGGTAAAAAAAACTTCTGGTCAACACGAAAACTCCCCCCTCTTAAAGGACAAAAACGTAAACGTACTGTTAGGAGACAATCCGACTGGCGTGATTACTTTGGGTCAAATGAGACTCTCAAAAACCTTGTCGAAGAAAAAGGCGGAGACAAGTACGAAAGAGAAATTTTAAAACTCTGTAAGTCAAAGGGTGATCTGTCCTACGAAGAATTGTTGGAACAAGTTCGTCGTGATGTTTTACGTGACGACAAGTACTACAACGGTATTATTCAAGTACGAATCTCATCAAGTCATTTAAGGTCCGAATAATGGGTAACATTGCCGCGGCACATTGGGGACACGATTCGGTCATATCGTTCTACAATGCAGAAACCGACACGTTTCATGTCATCGAGTTAGAAAAACTTACAGGTATAAAACATTATCGTGGCCATGCTCGTCTTGACGAACGTGAAGACATTCTTAAAGAGTGTCTGAAAATTTCTGAAAAAGAGTTCGGTATCAAAAACGATTACGATGTTTTTATCTTAGGATCAACAACGATCGAAAAGAAATATGTTGAAGATAAAGATCCTTCAATTCTATCTAGAAGTATTGTTGATAAAATCTTTAATGTTAAAAATTTCTACATAAACTATAGACACCATAATGGTCACGCTCACGGTGCATATGCACAATCCCCTTGGTTTGGAGACGAAACCGTTATTTTCACCTTTGATGCGGGTGGCGATGATGGGTTTACATTTTTATGGGAAGCCGTTGGTGATAACGTTAAGTCAATTCAAAAACCTTTCTGGGAGGATTATAATGAACCGTTAATTGGTTACTATGGAAGAAATTACAATCATGCAATAGGTCATGGTTGTGTGAATATTGTAAACAGTACTCCCTCTATTTTAGATTTAGCTGGTAAAGCAATGGGTGCTGCGGCATACGGCAAAACCGACACAGATTTTTATAAGATTGGAAGAAGATTATTTCGTTATGATGAAAGTATGGTAAATAATAGGAACCCTATGTGGTGGAGTGTCTGGTGGGATAAGTACAACAATGCGACAGATAGAAACGAATTTTCTGGTAAATTTTTTAATTCGCCTGAAGAAAATAATATCTTTCAAATAATGATGAATAAAAAACACACAAGGATGAAAGAAGAATACGATATCGCAAAAGGAATACAAGACGAATTCGAAACATGGGTCATGAAGTTTTTGTGGGAGAATGAAGATGTTATTAGGAAACACAAGAATCGTCTAGTAATAAGTGGTGGATGTGGTCTCAACGTTTTGTTAAATAGAAGAATTCAACGCGAATTTGGAGCGGAAGTATTTGTTCCACCCGATGTTATTGACTCAGGTCTTCCTTTTGGTTTTATCTCAAGATTTATGATAAGACGAGGTATGAAAAACAGTAGACGAACCATCACCTATGCAGGTCCAAAGATACGTGATCTAAATCAATTGGATGATTATAAAGAAAAATATAATCACTTTGAAATTTCCGTTGAGGATCTGGCTCTTCGTTTGAAAAATGATGAGATCATTGGTCTCATACAAGGTGGTATTGAAGTAGGTCCACGTGCATTGGGAAACAGATCCATCTTATGCGATCCTAAAGGTTGGGACAAAAAAGACAAAGTCAACGAGATCAAACGTAGAGAACTTTATCGTCCCTTTGCGCCCGTTTGTCGTAGAGAAGACGCCGAGAAATATTTTATTGCAGACAACTACGACAACTTATCCTACATGAATTTTGCAGTCGATGTTCGCGAAGAATACGCAGAACAACTTGCAGCGATCACACACGTTGATAACACCGCGAGATTGCAGACCGTCACCGAAGATCAAAATAAATTACTATATAATATTTTGTCTGCGTTTGATGGTGTTTTGCTCAATACATCTTTTAACGTTCGTGGTAAGCCGATACTAAATACTTTACAAGAAGCATTTATGGTTTTGAATGAATCGGAACTCGATGCAGTTGTTTTATACCATGATGAAAAATTATGGTATTTCAATAATGAAAAAATATAAATAACTTTATACTTTCAACGAGGTTTTTATTGTGTTACGTTTTCAACAGTATCTAGAAGAAGGGGTAAATGATCCCGCAATCTTCAAAGCAGTATTTCTTGCAGGTGGGCCTGGTTCCGGTAAATCTTTCATTGTAGGAAAGACCGGTCTTACATCAATGGGATACAAAGTTGTAAACTCTGACGATGCTTTTGAAGCGGCAATGAAAAAGGCAAACATGGAAATGTCGCCTAGTAACATTTTTTCGCCAAAGGGTCAAGAACTACGTGGTAAGGCAAAACGTCTCACAGGCACGAAACAGGCGCGTTACATAAAGGGCCGACTGGGTCTTGTCGTTGATGGTACGGGTAAAGACCCAGCGAAGATTGCTAGTCAAGCTCGAGAGATCCAGAAGTTGGGATATCAAGCGGCAATGATTTTCGTCAATACAGACCTCGATACCGCTCTCAAACGCAATCGCATGAGAGCACGATCACTCCCCGACGCAGAAGTAGAATCCTACTGGAAACAGGTTCAACGTAACACTGGTAAATTCCAGAACATGTTTGGTAAAGAAAATTTCCTTGTGGTTGATAATAGTGAAGGCAAAGATTACAACAAGGAAACACTTCGTGCATTCCGTGATATCAAAAGGTTTACTAATAAAGAAGTGACACCAAAAGCGAAGAAGTGGATTGAAACTGAACGACAAGCAATTCGACAGGCGGGCCGAAAAAAGTCTTGACAACCCCTATAAGTATCTGTATAATGAGTTTTACGCGATAAGGAAATATTATGGCAATTACGAAACCCCGTTTACAAGTTTATGAGATTCTAGATCAGGTATCAAAGAAACGTGCTAAAAAAGACAAGATACAAGTCTTACAAGAAAATGAGATGATGGCATTAAGAGATGTACTAAGAGGTACATTTGATGAAATTATCCAGTGGAATCTACCCTCTGGCCCTGTACCCTATACACCGGCCTCTGAAGAAACACCCGCAAACTCCCTATTAAAAGCTCACATGAATTTTAAATATTTCGTGAAAGGGCTATTGGAATCTGAAAGATTAACTCCCGTCAAACGGGAAAAAATGTTTATTGACATGTGTGAGTCAGTACATCCTCGTGATGCTGAAGTGTTAGTTGCTATGATAAACAAAAATCCGCCCATCAAGGGCATAACCAAAACACTGGTAAAGGAGGCATTTCCAGATTTAATCCTGAAATAATTTCCCACGTTACAACAATAAGGAGAGAGTATGGTTGAACCAAATCAACTAGAAAGACTTAGAAAAGACTCGCGAGAGTTGGGACATTACATTCATAAATTGCAAAAAAGGGGGAAAGCAGATATTGCATATAAAGTTGCGAAACGACAGACGTTTTTAGAGACTGCAATATCACAAGCTGAAACTCGACTAAGGGGGTGATCCTTATCTGGAACTGGCCCTCTAGATGAGGGCCTTTTTCATTTAACTGGAATCTAATTTATGCCTACATATGATTTAAAAAACACAGAGACCGGAGAAGTAAAAGAATTTCTGATCTCTATTTCTAAAAAAGAAGAGATGGTCGCATCTGGTGATTGGAAACAACTACACACTAGCACTCCAGAACTTGTTACTCATACAGGTTCTATTCTTAATAAGACATCGGGTGATTGGAAAAATAAACTCGATCAAATCAAAAAACAATCCGGTGGTAATTCTGGGTTGTCCGCAGAGAAAAAACGCAAATACGGATTCGTTGATAACTCGATACATAATTGATGAAAACTAAACAACAAATAAACGAGTCAATGAATATTCGTATTGACGATCTACGTACAATAGATCCTGTTACCGAATCTCAGAAAGAGGCTTATACCGCATGGAGAGAAGGCGACAATATCGCCATGGTGGGTACTGCGGGTACAGGTAAGACATTCCTTGCAATGTATCTCGCACTTGAAGAAATCATGGATAAGAGTACCCCGTTTGATTCTCTACGTATCATTCGCAGTGCCGTACCCACACGAGAGGTTGGATTTCTGCCTGGCACAATTGACGAAAAACTGGATGCATTCACTGGACCATATCGTGCAGCTGCCGCGGATCTGTTCGAAGATGATCGCGCATATGAAAAACTCGTGCATAATAAATATATACAGTTTGAATCAACATCCTATATAAGAGGTGTGACATTCGATAATACGATTGTTCTGGTGGATGAGATGCAGAATCTCAACTTCCACGAACTGGATTCCGTGATGACACGGATTGGACATTGTTCTAAAATCATTTTCTGTGGAGATTACAAACAGTCTGATTTCAAACAGATGTCCGATAAACAGGGTATCAATACCTTCCTTGAGATACTTGAACAACTGAAACACTTTTCAGTCGTTGAGTTTAGTTGGGAAGATATTGTCCGGAGTGGTCTCGTAAGAGACTACATAATGACAAAGGAGTGGATGGGGCTATGAGTGACCTATTCGATTTTGGTTTTACTGCCGTAACAGAAGACGAACTCGAAGTAGTACAGTCGACCACGGCAAAGGTAGAAACCACAACAGACACACTAGATAAGTTGTACAATGCGGTTATACCGTTACTCAACAATCTAAAAGCAAATCCAGAGAAGGATTACATTTACTGGCCTAATCGGTTGGAAAAAGTAGAACAATTCGAAGATCACCTACAAAAAATCTACAGGGGAGAGTGATGAACAGAGAAGCAGTTTTTGAACAATTAAAAATCGACGAAGGAGTTGAACATGAGATTTATCTTGACCATCTTGGATATCCTACTTTCGGAGTCGGTCATCTCGTGCTTGAGTCAGATCCAGAGCACGGATTACCCGTCGGAACAGTCGTATCAGATGAGCGCGTTGCGGAGTGTTTTGACAGAGACCTCGATCTGGCAATAAGCGAATGTGTTGCACTATACGGTGCAGACATCTGGGAAGGATTTCCTGGCGAGGTGCAAGAGATTCTCGTGAACATGATGTTCAACATGGGACGTACACGTCTGGGTAAGTTCAAGAAGTTTAACGCTGCGTTAGAACAAGGCGATTGGGCGACCGCAGGTGTTGAAGGACGTGACAGTTTATGGTATCGTCAAGTAACGAACCGTGCAGAACGTCTCATGTCGAGAATGGACAATGTCTAGGAAAAGACAGACTCGTAGATCTGACTACATACCTATGCGTATGGAACAACTCAAGGTTGAAAGAGATAATCCACACAACTCGCCCATTGACGCTGAGTGGTACAACCGCATCATTCAGGAACTTGATTGGGCTAACATGATGACTGAAGAGTCAGAACAAACTAATTGTTTTATGGAGAAAGAAGAGAAGTAAATTATGGCAAAGTATAGCCGATATGATCCTCGTAATAAAAAGAAAGACCGACATAAAAACCAATATCTAGGTAGGACTCAAAAACCTATCCGAAGAGAATTGGATGAAGATGATCGCAATCTTCAGAGATATTACGAATCATTTAGAGTGAAGTGAAATGAACAATTGGTTCCGCGAACCAATCTCAGGACAACCTATTTTTGTTAATGAAAATTATGAAATAGATTGGCGCGGAACGATTGGAGTCGGTGATATATTGTACGGGTTGAATTGTGCTCACCAGTTAGCACATATGTTCAATCATCCCATTAAAATGAATGTATTCTGGACTCATGGTGAAGATTATAACTATCACTATGAAGATCCAGAAACCATTATTGAACGTACTCATTACCTTCACAATATGTATCATCGTCAATCCGATGTTACTCTCAATCACATCTATAACTCACCCACCGACCATGAGATTGAAAAACTTCGATGGCGTGGGTTTGGTCACACAAGAGAATCTCAGCGCGTATTACAATTTCATCATTGGATGTTTCGAAAAGAATTATGGCATCGGGGATATTCCAAAAAGGTTGTATTTTGGAGACCCACCTTCAATCGAGAAATTCCTAATGGTGGTAAAAAATGGAAAATGACGTTTACTGTTGGAGAATGGGAACGTATTATACAGTTCCTTGAACTCAAGGGATATAATCTTGTTGAGTTAGGATATAGAACACCCGTTAACGAAGCCTTCTATCACATACGAACGTCATCGTTTTGTATTTTCTACGATGGTATGTGGCAGTATATTGCAAGAAATTTTTGTAAACCGGTGATTACTTTAGGGGGAAGTTCTATTTGCAAAGTCCATAGTCCACAGGGAGTTCACTTTTCAAAACCACATGATGAAAAGAACCACTTTTGGGATTACCTATATAGGTTACCGAACAATGAAAAACACCTTTATAGGCGTGCAAATCGATATAAAAAACAATTAATGGATAGTATAAATGTTTCAGATTGATCGTGCAGTGATAGAAATCAACGGGGGGTGTAACTTCTCGTGTAGTATGTGTCCGCAGGATATGCGTACCGGTGGCAGACACAAAGACTTTTTGCGTAAGATGACTCTCATCGAGTTTGAAGCAAATGTCGCAGACTGTGCAAAACACGGTCTCAATGTAGTCAACCTTGACGGTAGTGGTGAGGCAACACTCAATCGTAATCTACCAGAGTATATCAAGATTGTCAAGCGTTATGGTGCAAAGGCAGTTATCTTTTCAAACGGTTTTAACATGAAGGGTCAGTTCATGCGTGACTGTGTCGATGCAGGGCTTGATTTCTATCGATTCTCATTCATTGGATCAAATAAAGATCAGTATGATAAGTGGATGTATAATCGTATCGGTAGTAACTATGATATTATCATAAATAACATACGCGAGATGAAAAAATATGTTGACGAAACCAATTCATCTTGCACTGTCGCGACGTATCATCTAATTACTGACAACGATAACCTTGACGAAGAACTTGAAGAATACAAGTCTATTGTCGAGGATTTAGGTGTAGCTACTGAAATATGGAAAATGCATAACTGGAGCGGAGTGTATAAACCAGAATATGGCAGAAATGGAAGTGTTAAAACTTGTGGTCGTCCTTTTAGCCCCGATGTCGTTATACGGGCTGGTGGTCTCAATGGTCGTTCAGGCGCAGTTGCGCCGTGTTGTCAAGTCCTTGGAAGAGACGAAGAAGCAGTTCTTGGACATACAAGCGAATCAACCATCGAAGAAATCTGGTACGGAGAAGAATACGAACGACTGAGGGAACAACATCGCACAGGTGACTATCCTGACTTCTGCAAAGAATGTGACTTTTTATTAGACGATCCAGAAGTCTTAGTTTACTCCAACTTTGGTCGTGACAACTACAAGATGTACGGCACTGAATTTGATCTGGATGATTATCGCGATGTCACAAAAACCTGAAGTATGGATGATTCAAATTCCTGACAATCCTCGTTCGATGTATTATCGTGGACGGGTTGAAGAGTCGTGGTCTGACTATAATCTCAATTTTTTTAACGCGATCACTCCACAGAATCCCACCAAAAACGAATACTTGACCTTTGGTAAAAAACGTGATACAATAGAGTTTACTGATACTGAAATATCTGTATGGTATAGTCACATAGAGTTATGGGCAAAGGCAAGGAAAAAACCTATATTGATTATTGAACATGATGCGTTACTTTTAGAACCAATTCCTGATGAGATATTTGATCATGATATGGTTTGTTTAGGTCACCATCGTAAACCAGATATATGGTTGCCAGGGCTTGCATATTATTTAACACCGAAAATTGCAAGTGATATGGTTCGAAGAGCGAAAAGTTCTAAAATTGATGCTAATTCTGATAGTTTTATTCACCAATATTGTGAAAGATTTGGTGTGTTTGAATGTAAGTATGTGTATCAAGTTCAGAATAAATCTATAGGAACAACAATAGAGCATCGTAAAAAATGAAAAGATTGATATATCAAGTTTGTTTGGGGAAATCAAAAGACTCCAAACTATACGCGCATTGTATTGAAAGTGTTAAGAAATATTGTAAAAAATATAAAATTGATCACCTCGTTCAAACACAACCCGTATTGTGTATTCGTCCAGATCCCTTCATGAGCAATCGTTCAGAAGACTCGTGGAAGAAACACGGCGGGTTCCTACCTATCTATGAGAAAGAGAATGCGTTTCGTCGCGAGTTCCTACACAAGTATGATCAGATTGCAATTGTAGATGCGGATATCTTTATTCGTGATGACGCACCAAATATCTTTGATGACTTAGATAAGAACACAGTGTTTGGTGCAGTTTGTGAACGTGAGATGCCTATCAACGAGAAGTACAAGGCAAAGATCACCAACTATTCAATCATGCAGTATAAACCATTGCACAACTCAAGAGTCGATTTCAAGCCCAATAATCTTGGATACGAGTTTTTCAATATGGGGTTGATCCTTTTCAATACAAAGAAACTAGAACCGTTTTTACGTGGACAAGACCCACAACAGTTTATCGAACGCGGGGAGTTCATGGACTTTGTGAATGGTAAGGGTGCGTGGAAATGGTCGACTGATCAAACTCTGTTGAACTTCTGGATCAAGAAACACCGTATACCGATTCAACATCTAAGTTGGAAGTGGAATGGGTTGTACACCGCAAACACTAATATATCTGAGTGCAACTTCATACATTTCTTTTTAAAAGATTTACTGCCCTCACAGGGGGAAAACGTCGAAGAGTTAATGAAACTGATATGAAATCCTACGAAGAAAAAACACAGAAATACGCTACGTGGGGAGACAAGTATCTTCAACATACCGATGTGTTGTACTCGATACAATACGAGGACAAGTTCAAACCGATCAATGTACAACTTTGTTTGTGTGAGGTTTGTGACAGCGACTGTCCGTTCTGTTCTGTGGCTGCGAGACCACTCAAGAGTTACATACCGTGGGAGAAACTAACAAAAATGTTGGTTGACTTCCGCGAGATGGGCGCAAAGGCATTAGAGATTACTGGTGGAGGTAATCCTATGTTGTATCGTGACAGACAGGCAAAAAAGACAATCAGTGATGTTGTGGAGTTTGCAGGAGAACTAGGTTTTGATATTGGTATCATCACCAACTCAGAGAATATCGAACGTCACCTCAACCCCGAAGTCTTCAAGTATGTTAATTGGTTGCGAGTCAGTCTGATCAAACTAGACGAAGGTAAGGAACCCACAGACTACAACTTTGGTTCGTTTCCTCGTGACAAGATTGGCCTGAGTTACATCATCTATGATGGTACGGGTGACGCACCAGATGAACTGTCACGTACCAACAAGATCTATGAAGGTACAACACCGAAGACAATCGAGAAGATTGTAGAGATCATCAAGTTAAATCCAGAGATCAAGTTCTGCCGTCTTGCAGGTAATGCATTGATCAAGAACGCACAGGTTCAGGTTCAGGAGAAGTGGCGTGAGACTATACAACGTTTGGATGCGTTTGACAAGTTCTTTATCAAGGAGATCTGGGATAACTGTGAACCCTATGATGAAGGATGTTATGTGGGTCTGACACGTCCATACATCGCGCCACACCCCGATGGCGGAGACTATCAGGTTTATGTATGCACAAGTCACGTACTAGAGAAGAGAACCTATGACATGGATTTCTCGATCGGAAGTATTGACAATGTCAAAGAAATATGGGATAATTGTAACTTGCAATATGCCAAAACTGGTGTACCCTATGTAATAAGAGGTGCGGGTGATGGTGGCTGGAAAGATGCCTGCCCGAACTGTTTCTATTTCAACAACAACAAACTGTTGCACACAGTATCGCAACGAATGCACGAGGACGACAGGAACTTCGCATGACAAACGCTTTTGATGAATCATATTATAAGACAGTGAACTATATCGACTTTCTGCAACGGAAAGATCGTTATGTAAAACTTGCAGAAGACATCGATGGATTACTACAGAAACTTCACCTTAACAATGGACCTGTTCTTGACTTTGGGTGTGCAGTTGGTTTTGTAGTTGAAGCGATGGAAGATCGTGGATACGAAGATGTTCGTGGTGTTGATATCAGTGAGTGGGCAATTTCTCAGTGCAAAGAGAAGGGACTGGATTGCAGTCATGAAGTAGATTATGATGAAAACTGGGGACTGACGTTTTGTCTTGATGTATTAGAACATATGTCTGAGGAAGAGGTGGACGATTTTCTTGATCGACTCATAAGTCGTGCAATTGTTTTTCGTGTGCCTGTATGTGCAAATGAAGGTGAAGACTACGTTCTAGAATGTTCTCGAAAAGATCCTACCCACCAGATTCGGTGGACTGCGGATCAATGGATTGAAAAGATGGAATACAACGGATACATTGTTTTAAGTATGAATCTTCCTACAATTTATTCATCCGGAGGTGTCTTCGCGGGACTGGCTATTGCACTATGAAAATCATTTGTCACCGTGGTAACCTGAACGGACCCAATGCAATGACTGAGAACCATCCTATGCAGATCGATAAGTGTATTGAGAAGGGTTATGATGTGGAGATTGATCTACGGGTAGGAGATGGTATCTGGTTGGGACACGACGAACCACAATATCCCATCACAAAAGAATGGTTGATGTTACGGTCACGTAATCTGTGGATTCATTGTAAAAACATTGAAGCGATGATATTTCTTCGTGAACGTGCACCTCATCTACATTATTTCTGGCATCAAGAGGATGATTATACGTTGACTTCACATGGTTGGTGTTGGGCATATCCAAATAAACCTGTGCCAGAACCAAATCCAGATTCTTTTTATAGTCTTCGTTCTGTGTGTGTTATGCCGGAGATATATAACTCCGACGTAACAAATTTTCAAGCCGTGTGCACAGACTATGTTGAAACTTATACTATTTGATCTTGACGGTGTTCTCGTAGATGCAAAAGGAATTCACTACGAAGCACTAAATCAAGCACTGGGTGAGTTCTGGGCGATAACGCCAGAAGAACACCGGAACATCTATGATGGTCGCAAGACAGTCGAAAAGTTGCAGATGTTGACCGAACGTAAGGGTCTTCCCGTAGACTTGCACGACTCTATCTCCATTGAGAAACAACTTCTGACCGTGAAGATGTTACATGACCTTCCGCAGAACAAAAAGGCGCAAGCACTGTTCAAAATGTTAGAAGCGCAGGGATACATGATTGGAGTATGTTCGAACAGTATTCGTCGCACTGTTCTCACCGCACTGTCTAAGTCTGGACTTATCGAGTATTGTTCTGTTATCCTCTCCAACGAGGATGTAAAAAACTCTAAACCCCATCCAGAGATATACTGGAAAGCAATGTCAATGATGGGTGTTCTACCCGAAGAAACCATGATCGTGGAAGACTCACCGCCAGGCCTTCTCGCGGCAGAACGTTCACGTGCACACTACATACGTGTAGCAAACCCGACTGAAGTAAACATTCAGAATATCATACCTAGAATCAAGGAGATGGATCATACTATGAACAACAAGTGGAAAGATGAAAAACTAAATGTTTTGATTCCTATGGCCGGTGCGGGAACACGATTTAGTCAAGCAGGATACACATTCCCCAAACCTCTCATTGATGTCAACGGTAAACCTATGATTCAGGTTGTGGTAGAGAATCTTGGACTCGACGCAAACTTTATCTTCGTGGTGCAAAAGGAACACCGTGAGAAGTTTCATTTGGAAAACATGTTACCACTCATTGCGCCAAACTGTAAGATTGTTGAGGTGGATGGAATTACAGAGGGCGCTGCATGTACTGCACTTCTTGCAAAAGAATACATCGACAACGACGCACCATTGTTCTTTGCAAACAGTGATCAGTGGGTAGACTGGAATCCCGTACAGTTCATGTATGACATGCAAGAGACTGAGGCAGACGGTGGTATCGTAACATTCAAAGCGACACACCCCAAGTGGTCATTCGCGAAGGTCAACTCATACGGTATTGTTACGGAGGTTGCAGAGAAGAACCCAATCAGTGACGACGCGACTGTCGGATACTACTACTGGAAACGCGGTTCAGACTTTGTCAAGTTTGCGGAACAAATGATCGACCGTGACATTCGAGTTAACAATGAGTTCTATGTCTGTCCCGTATTCAACGAAGCAATCGAAGCTGGTATGGAGATTCGAACTCACACCGCAAAGGCAATGTGGGGACTAGGCACACCCGAAGACCTAGAGTATTTCTTGAAGGAAAAGTAATGTATCCCGAACCCGCAAGTTGGAAACTTCCCAACAAAGAAACATTTTACACTGGTTTCAAACTGAGAAACGAGTTGTACTCCATGACGCTCCCTGATTGGGAGATCGCAGAAAAGTATCTGACGAAGAAACGTCGATGTCTTGATATTGGTGGTCATGTTGGGACGACTGCACTAAGATACGCAAATAACTTTCAACACGTCTATTCGTGGGAACCTCTCTACACCGAAGAGTTCAAAGAGAACCTTGCACATGTAAACAACATTACCCTTTACGAACAGGCTGCATCCGACTGCAAAGAGTTAGTCCACATTATCAGACGTAAAGGTAACTCTGGTTTAACAATGATTGCGACACCAGACAACGAAAGTTACAAGAAGAGAGGCGCGTATGAGTTAGTCGAGACTCCGGTTCAGACCATGCGGATCGATGACTTGCACCTTGAACAGATAGACTTTGTGAAGATGGATACCGAAGGTTTCGTTTTAAAACCGTTACTGGGAATGGTAGACACACTGGAACAAAACGACTGGCCTCTGTTGCAGATAGAGTTCAACAATCTATGTCCGAACAAGACTGAATGTGTCAGCCTGTTGAGTGCGTTAGGTTATGAGAAGGTCGATGAGTTCCACGTCGATGAGTTTTACATGAGAACATAACATGAAAGTCGCAGTTTGTGTAACAGGTTTAGTGAGATCAAAAAGTCCGCATGGTAACGTAAAACGTTATGCGGATATACATCGAGAACGTTTTCCCGATGCAGATTTTTTCTACACAACGTGGAGTGACCAACGTCCTAAGTTTGAGAAATACTTTGGTACCGATCAGAAGTGTTACTACTACGACCAGCCAGAAAAACCTTATCATCCATACATCGATGTAGATCCTAAACACTACCTACATGAATACTATGCAGATCGAGTCACGTGGGCAAAACAACTAAACAAGACTGCGTGGACACATCATCATGCAAAACAGATTATCAACTATGCATGGTTAGTGCGAGACATGCCAAAAGACTATGATGTGTTGGTTCGCATTCGGTTTGACAGTGTAATATCCAAACACAATCAATTTGACTTTTACATAAAAGAAGCGTATAATAAGGGTACTGTACATGGATTTGCAGTAACACAGGCGCATCGATTCAATGAGTTCTATCACTCCGATGCACCAAAACACAAGTATTATATGTTAGATCAAGGTATCATTCACCGTGCGGATACGTTTGATCCACAACTGACAATCGATGCATGGAACGAACAACGGTTATTGGCTGCTGAGTGGGGATGGTATCAGGCATTGAGTCATCCGCACGGAGGCATACACAAAAATCATCACGGGTTCATTAATCACGACGGACACGTGCAAGACATGTTTGTATTGGAGCACACATGAAAAATATTATTCTTCAACATTGGACAGGCCCTCTGGGTGAGTTAGAAGAAAGATCGAAAGCAAATATCGAAGAGTACGCAAAGTTTTGTGGAGCAGACTATCAACTCATAAAGGGTAACGTGTTTAGGAAACATCTGTCGACACCATGCCAAAAGATGATAATGTTAGACCCACAGTTCGATGAGTACGACACGGTGGTCATGATGGACATCGACATGTTCACTCGCAAGGGAATGACCAAGAACATATTTACTGACGACACGGGTGTTGGTCGACACTACGGAATCCAACCATCTCTACGTAAGAAACTATGCAACCGTTTCCCCTTGTTGGGTGATGAACGATATCCTTACTGGGGTGGATCAATCTATCGGTTAGAGAAAGAGGTGCGTCAACAACTCCGTGTGCACATGATTGATTGGGAGATGGATCATTTCAACAACAATTACGAAGACGAAGGTATCATGCACCGTCTCGCAGTACGTGCAGACTTTACCGAAGAGGGTGCGTATCTGGATGACGACAAATGGAATCGTTCTTCGTTTGAAGAGAACGTAAGCGACGGATATATAATTCACGTAAGACGTAAGATGAAGAACACGCCAGGCAGACCTTCGC